TCTGGGGTAATGGTCTGACTTACCATAAAGATTAAGTGTGTCAGCAAGTCTGTTCCACCAATCAGGTACTAAGAAACCCTTTTCCCCAACATGAAGATAATCCTTCCTCATACCACCAAGCTGACTTACAAAAGTGTTGAAATATAATCTTCCCTTCTCATGTAAATCAACGGGTAAAGGGTCAACTATAAGACGGAACAATTCAGTTCTATCTGGATGAAGTAAGAGGGGCTGGAAGCTATTTCTTAAAGACATAGCCGGTTCAAGGAAGACCGCAGACATGGCTTGTCTCCAAACCCGTCTTACTATTCTATCATAAAAGTTATAACCAAGACCTACATTCTGAACCCTTTCTAACCAGTTCTCTAAGCCACGTTCTATCGAACCCCAATCCTCAGACTTATCGCCCACCTGTTTCCAGAAAGAAGCCAAGGTATCAAGTTCGGGTTCAATACGCCACTGGATTTCCATTTGCTCAATATAAGTGGATAATCGAACAAGCACGTTCTTCTTCATTTCACCGGCTGGATATTCAATCCTTTCCCGGCGTAGTAAACGACCTTCACCTCTGGTTGCTTTAAGACCATGACCTTTTTGTAATTTAAGGTCAGGTTTCGAAATAAGTCTTGGGTCAAACCCACTTCCAACTACACCCCATTCATACTTGAAAAGAACATTCCAAAGGTCATCAAGATTTCCCGTATCCCTGATTGTCAGGGCTAGGACAAGTTCATTTTCCGGGGCATCAGGAAATTCTTTCTTCAGTTCTTCGATATCATTTTTCACACGCATAAATCGGAGATACCTAACTACTGGTTGATATTTTCTATAAATACCCTCAATAACATCAGCAAGCATAATTTCTTGGGGTGATATATTTGCTGGCGGGTCAATATAGGTTTCCCCTTCTTCATTCCTAAGACCGGAATTGATATAGACAGCTACCCTTTCCAAAGCTACTTCATCAGTCCTTATGTTTCTGAAAACATGTGATTTAGTAATATCATGGAGAACTAATTCTTTAGCTGTTTCGGCTGCGGCATTAGCGGCTTCAACCCGGCGAAGAACGGAGTAGAAAGGCGCACCAGTTAGCTCTTCCATGAATTGCATGTAATACTCAATATCAAAGAACTCTTTTGCACCAGAAAATTTGATAGAGCCATCCGGTATAGCCGATATAGCTAATACAGATTGAGTATCAAAATCCAAATCATCCCATCTTTTACCCAAAAGAGCTTTAGCTGGTAATCCGGCTTCCTTGGCTATAATTTTAAGCTGTTTCTCTTGAGCCTTTACTGCTTCTTTATCTTTCTTGCTTAGACTAAAATCAATGGCATCCTGTAACTCATTTATCGTGCTTTTAATCTTTTTTGTAAGGGCTACAAGTTTAGCTGGTAAATGAACATGTTTAGTTAAAGCAGGGTTATCAAGGGCAAGGGCTACCCCGACTTGTTCATCAATCCAGTCTTGTGGTCTTGGTCTACTCCTATCAGCAACATTATCCTCTTCAGAATAAAAGATTGTATCGGGGTCAATGGCTTCGTTAGGAATGGTTTCTACCACCTTGGTTTCTTCCTGATATTGCTCAAGTTGTTCCCTTGGGAATACCTGTTGGGAACCAAGTTCAGCCGCTACTACCTTATCAAGAAAAAGCTTGCTTGCTTTGACTCTTTTGGTTTTAGATAATATCTGGATAGCAGCCCATTCAGTTTCCTGTTCCGCTGTCAGTTTCACACATATCTTAGGCACAGATTATCGTCCTCCCTTCACTGTCTTTTGAAACTTCATAATTGCCTACCTTTACAACATCAAATTTCTTTCTCATATTAACAAGATTAGCTGTAACTTCTTCCATTGTATTACCATAAGTAGTAGAACCAGTTTGGGGGTCTGTAAACTGCATACTAGATGGTAATTCACCAACCCCTTCTTGAATACCATCATAAGCTATCCCAAGTTCATTACCAATAGCAATTCCTTCCGGTTCAGTACCCCTATGTATAGATTCTTTAGCTATCTTGGTAAATGTCTCTATTTCTGGTATAATCTTAAATCTGGAATCATGGATTTCTTTTATCCTATCCACAGTTTTTTTATAAACCTCTTCCGAAAGAGGTTGTCCTAACTGCTCGGTAAGTTTTACAAGTTCAGCATCAAGTTTTACTAATTGTATTTTATTTTCCTTTAGTGCCTGTTCATCATAAGCTTCCGCACTAGCTTCTAAGACAGGAACAGTTTTAGCTTGTTTCTGTCTTTTCTTACCCAGATTGTTTAACTGCTTCTGAGTCTTATTCCTCTCAACAATTACAGCAGCCAATTCTTCCTTATTTTCCTCAAGAATAAAAGTGTTGTCTTCAATATCAGATTGATACTTAGAATCAGCCAATCTTGTTTCCATCTCAGATACCCTTGTTTCCATATCCTTAACATCCCGATTAATAAAGGTAAGTCTCTCTTCTAAAGCTGTTTCAGCTTCGGTAATGGGTAACTCAAGAACCGCTTTATTCTGGGCTTCCTTTACCTGCTCTTGCCCGGTTTCCGTTTCGAGTATTTGGGTAAAAGCTGCCGCTTCCGCATGTTCCGCTTCAAGACCTGCGGCGACATAGGTTGCAGCTACCTCATCAACTTGAGCCTTTACCTTTGGGGGAAGATTATTCTTGGTAGCGACATACTGTGAACCACCACCAAATACCGCTAAGGGGAAAGTAGCAATAGCAGCTTGCAATGCAGTCTGGGGTAAATCCTGTATCACACTCCTTGTTTCATCAACGGTCTTGACAGCCGCATTTTGCATAGACTGTTGTACGACTTCTTCCATTGTTTCTGATAATTCAATCTTGGTAAAAGTAGATAAGATACCTTTAGCTGATAACTGCTTAACCACATCCTTAGTCAGCTCTTTTTGAAAATTCTTTCTGAATACCTGCATAAATAAGGGGGAAACAGCTTTAATACTTATCAAACCGGGTATTACCTCAACAGCACCCATAAGTGTGCCTACACCCGTAGCAAGCTCAGCGGCATTTTCGGGGTCGGCACCGCTACTTATAAGGTCATCATAGACACCACTTATCTGAACGGGTGTAATGGCGGCAGCACCAGCTACTGCCCCAATAACAGGATTTCCGGTTGCAACACTGGTAGCTATACCTACGGTAAGGGCTGTTCCTATTATTGGTGCAGCCGAGACTATCAAATTAGCATAGTAATAGGGGTCTTTCCAAAGCTCTGGATTTTCAAAGGGTGTTTCCTCATATCCCGGTCTTGGGGCTAAATCGGGGTTCTTTTCTAGCCACAATTGATATTCAGCTTCCCGAATGTCACCCTTTACCCTAATTTCAGCTAAAATATCATCAATAATCTTAGTATTATAAGCAACATCCTCAGAAGATTTTATACCAATAGTTTCACCGAGATTTTCCCACTTCTTTACCAAGCCTAATAATGCTTGTGGAACAATACTCATGGTTGCTTGCTTGGTACCATGCCAAGCTTGAGATGAAGCTAGATAAAAAGCATCCCATAAGTCTTTAGCTACGGATTCCCTATCTTCCTCCGTTACCATCGGTTTCCCATTTGATATGTTTACTGGGAAAATATTACCAGTTTCTTTGTCATAGAAGCCTAATAAATCTTCTCCGACCCAAAGGGTGTTATCCTTACGGAGTATAGCCCCGGTCATTTCCCCTGTTTCACTGTTGGTAATAACCATGCTTTCACCAGAGGTTTCAGCTATCTTATCATGCACCTCTTTTATTTCGGCTTTAGTAGGATTATCGGTATCAGCTACTATAATACCCTGTTTAATAGCCTCTTGGTTAAAAAATTCTACTAAACCGGCTTCAACATCCGCAGTAACAATATCTTCTTGTACCTGTGATGGGTAAGCTTCCTGCAAAGCATTTTTAATATCAGCAAGGTTTTTGGAAAAAGCCACCGTAGAAAGCAGAAAACGGGGGTCTTTCCCCGATGACTGTTTAAGTAATTCTTTCAGGTCTTCTTCTTGAACATAATCGAACACGGAACCGGATAAAATAGCTTCGGGTGAAGCGTGAAGAATTGCCTCACTCATTCTGGCAAGATAGTCTATCTCTTCCTGATTAAAGTCACTCCCCAATTCAGGAAAGGTAGACTTCAATTCCCCGATATCATATATGGGGTCGCCTTTTAGAGAAGCAATAACAATACCAGCTTGAATATCCGGTAATAGTTGGGTAACTTTATCGGCTCTTGATAACTCGGTAAATTCAGCTTCCACTTCCTTCATTTGCTCTTGCATCTGTTCCGGTGTGAAACCAAAATCCCATCCACCTATTTCCCAAGGAGTAATGGTTTTAGATATCCCTGCTAAAAAGGGAGGGACAAGCCCTCTGGCACCTTTCTCTAAAGGTGAAGTTTTAGCCCACACTTCGGGGGAAAACTGCTGCTTGTAGATGGATTCCATTTGAGTGCGTTGCTGACTTAAATCCTGCATCCTGTCACGGTCTTCTTTACCAAATTGGGTAGGGAATTTTGGCAACTCAAAAGGACTAGGAGCAGCCTGAGCCGGTTCTATCTGCGGCGGTGGCTGCTGTGAAGGGTTAGAGGGTAAATCTACAAATGGATTCATAGTCATTTTATTTTGCCCCCGTTCTTACGGTTCCTTTACCGATACTTCTTCTTAACTGCTGTGGCGGAACACCAACCGCTTCAGGTGGTGCTATTTCGGGGTCTACCCTTGTTCTGGGGTCTGGTGCGCCAGCCGTTCTTTCGGCGGCTACTCTGGAAGCTTCCGCTGGTTCAGGTTGCCCCGGTGGCGGTGCGCCAAGTTGCATTTCAAGTGCTTGGGCGGCTTTACGGAATAACAACGCCTGTCGTCTATCCTGTGTCTTTACAAGGTAGTCTGCATGAGCATAGAACCCCGCTATCATCTCTACTTGGTCAGCCATAGGGTGATTCATCATCTTATTAAGCTTCCTCTTTCGCTTAATACCCTGTGGGTCGGTCATCTTGTATACCTCAGTGATAACAGTATCTTCATCCAGATGCTTGTCTACCATGTTTGCGATTGTTCCCATTTCCATCCAGTCTTTCGGGGTAGCTACCGAGCTTGAAACAGAAACACTCAAATCATCAGGGATATCCTTGGGTTCAAGTTCTTCGATATACTTGCCACTGACATGATAAACCTTATTGGCTTGCTTTAAACTGGTTAGCCAGAACTTATCACATTCCGATATTACAAAATGCTTGCCATCCATGTACGGGTACAGTATCTGGTTAGCGGAACTAGAAGCTAACAAGGATAACGCATAGCCGGGTGTACCTTCCGTCATGCCATATACCGCATCATTGAAGCTGCCTTTCTGCCTTTCCCGAAGCATGTTATTCATACTCTCTTGAATACCAGTTGGAATAAGTGGGGGTGGGACTCTTACAAGACCCTTCTCCCCCGGTGCATAGTGGAATAAAGCCCCTCTTTCACGAAGCTGTTCAGGTGTTGCTTGGGGGTTAGCAGAAAATTCTTCCGTTATTGGTTGTGCGGTATCCCGGAGTATTTGGGAAACCATGCTCTTCCACTTGTTCATTGATAGCCCTACACCAGCATTGACTTCAAAAATCCCCCTACCGGCTAAGGTTCTGAAATCTCTCTTACCAGATGTAAGACTCCCTTTATCCGGGAAGCCCCCTAATGGGGAAGCCAATATCTGCATGTTATCCCGTTTCTGCAAGCCGGTAACATCCTGACCTCCAATAAGAATCATGTTATATAAGCCCGATGGAAGCCTAATAAAATAGTCATCTATGATTATTTCACCAGTAGCACCATTAGCGGTATAATTCCAGTTATTATCTAAAGCTTTCTGTCCAGCTTCAACAAGCTGACAGGGATAAGAATGAACACAAGCTACCATCTTGTTATTAGCGAATCTGGGATAAGTGTCATAGGGATTCCAGATTTGTGTCTGCATCCCACCTGATTTCTTATCATAAGCCTGAACAAGACCATACCAGCCAAGTACCAGCATGAAGAAAGATAACTCATCAATAAAGGGTTGACTACCGGCTAATTGCCTGTCCCTATCAACTTCCCTCCACATATAATCACAGCTTCGGTGAATCTTAGCTGTGCGGTCTAATTCAATGGAAGATTCATCCCTTATCCCTGTTACATGACTTAACTCCCCTTTTGTCAGCAGATAATGTGCCATGTTATAAAAGGTTTGGGGTTCATTGCTTACCTGAGTCTCCATCCCTTTACTGGAAAGAATGTCTATAAGCGTAAGCATCTCATACCATTCCTTAAATTTAATGTTTCTCTGACCCCAATACATCTTCATATTAGATACATCAGTTGATATTTTAGATACCAAATTCAGATGTTCCTGATTTTCATTAACTCTTATCATAATTGACTCCTTAATTTACCAAGAATATCCGGGTGAACTGCCTTGGAACCCTCTGGCAACTCCCTCTACCGTTTTCACGGCACAAGCTATCATTAAAGCAATAGCCATATCATCGAATGACTGCGCTGTAGCCTTCATCTTAATGTATCGGTAACTCCTGATTTGCCTTACTAAATTGGCATCCCAGATACTAAGATAGGGAAGCCTCTGCCTTAAAGCAGTTCTCATGTGTTCCTTTGTCTGGTCATTTGTCCACCAACCAAGATTCGTTGTAATCTTACCTGAAAGGAAATCCCTCTGATGGTAAATGTTTGGGTAATTTTTGATGTTAGTGGCATTTTCATCCGAATGACCACCCACTAGACTAGCCAACACCGCATAGCCCGTAAAATTGCGTTCTATGGCTACTAAGGCATGGTTGTACCAATTACCCAAAGCCTTTATCTTCTCCGCAAGCTTGTTAGGCTCTATTCTAGCTTGGAAGGTAGCACATACCCTCCATTTATCATCCAGAATAACAATGGCAGAATAACTACCACCCGGCGCACCAGCAGCTGTATCTACCCCCATGACATACTGAGTCTTTCCCTCGGTATCAGGAGGAATCCAGTATGTCCATCCTTCCGGGTGTACCGTTCCACCCGAACAAAAAGCGGATAGCTCCTTCAATCTTGTTTGGTCGTATACAGGGTCTCCAATGGTAATAAAGCAAGACACCTCATCTTCGGGGTATTCTTGCCAGAACAGACCCTGTTTCTCGGCTATCTTCCATCTACGCCAACGGATTTGGGCTTCAGTAAGTTTCCACCGTTCTACCAGTTCTACCTCATCCCCGGTAAACTTCAATTCGCCCCGGTCTTCAAACAGGGCTACAACACTGTTTATAGGTATCTGGTAATCGGCTGTCCACCACCAAGGGAAGAAAAAGGGTTTATATGGGGACTTGCCCTCTCTTGCCCTTATCCATTTCTCATAGAAGACATTATCCTCACCGTTAGGGGTACATTCGATGGTAAGCTCGCCGGTTATGGGTACTGAATCCTCCACAGCGTTCAGAATATTTTCAGCATTCTCATAGAAAGCAAGCTCCGATAGAAGGGCTTTGCGAATTGTATCCCCACGACCAAAGGCTCTGGCTCCAGCCGTACCTATATATATGGTACTATTGATGCTCGAAAAAGTCTTTGCCGATGCCGAAGATGAATCCAATGAAGGTTTAGGCTGTTCCATATTATCATAGTAGAACTGCACCCTTTTGAGCAGTCTTTGTGTGGAATGGGTTTCATGGGATACTACTGCACACTGGGTATGCTTCTTGGTAATACAGTCAATATACATATCAGCTAAGATGGAACTCGACCATCCACCCTGCCTATGCTTTAAGATGATGTTTCGACTGCTCTTGTTCCGGTTAAAATAGGCTTGCCCCCTGTTAAATTTAAAAGGAACCACATCACCCTGCTTGTTATCAATCCAAAGCAAGGCTTCAATAAGGTCAGGTCTATCAATTAAGTCAACCGGATTAGCTACGGGTGTTTCTAATACCATTATATCTCCACAGTTTGCCGAGGGGTTTCTGGTATTACTTCAGGTACTGCATTTGGTGTTACTTCCACTGTTTCTGTGAACTCACCTTCCACAACAGGCTCCTCTATTCGATTAGCTTCCGGCACCGTTTCTACCCATGCCGTTTGCCTAGAAGCCAGTAAAGCCCCCACCCTCTCTTCCCAAGTCAGAGATTGATTAGTAGGTATGGGGTCTATGTCACTAATCAGCTTGGTATAGACTTCCCTTGCAATGTTAGTACGAATCAGGTTATATTCCCCAGTATCTAGTTCTTCCCTCATGCTTTGGACAATCTTACCCTCTAGAAGCACAGCGGATAATTGGTTATCACGGCGTAGTAGCTGGATGGCTTCCTGCTTGTATTCCCCACAAAGCTCTTCCCTACGTCTGTATATGGATACAAAGACATTCTGGGTTAGCCATGTGTTGTAGGTTCCCTGTTTCACACCAGCTAGATTCATTGCTGGTTGCACATCCATGTCTGCGATTCGGAGAATCATAAATCTGCGCTTTTGCCCGCTCAATTCTGCCAATTCATCTTTTAATGTCATGAGGGTATTGTATAGCAAAAGAGGATACTTGTCAATAGGGCTATTAATTTACCATTAAACCACTTTGATAGGTTGACATTTTGAAAAAAGTGTGTCATACTACTACTATATTCAATATAGTCTTAGTGGTGTCCTGTTTCATCAAAGGGGAGAATAAATATCGTGTCAAGTCTTACACCGTTTTACATGGGGAAAATTAAAAACTGCATCCACAATTGTACCTTCAAAGATTGCCACTTCTGGTATAGGCAAGAAAACTTTTGCGGGCGTTATTTTTGCAAGCACTGTAAGAAGCTTATCACTAAAGGGGATAGATGTGTAAGAATCCTGTTCGATATGACCAAGAAGGTAGCTGATGATGGGGCTGTTGCTATGGGATTGACCCCCAAAAAGGCTTCTTTAATCTTCCATGAAGGCTGCTATATGGAATATACAATATTCTGGATTGATAATTGGTTTGCATTGCACCCCAGAACCAAGAGGCTTCGGGGTAGACCAGCTAAATACAGTGATGGCAAGGCTGTAAACAGATTGAATACTCTTGCTGAATACCATAAGAGAAAGGGTAATTTGGAATTGGAGCTAAAAGCCCGAATAAAATTGGAGGAGACATTGAATGCCAGTATATGAATATGAATGTGAAAATGGACACAAGTTTGAGGTTAAGCAAGGATTCAATGATGAACATGTAGCCGTATGCCAAATATGCTTATGTCTTGGAAAGATAGTGTTTCACCCTACTAATTTCCAATTCAGCCCCTATCTTCGGGAACTCCGTGAAGGGAACATGCTGGATTTATAAATGAAGCGCAAATATACAAATCCCGAAAGACAGAAGTTACTCAACAGAATGTGTGCCAGAACTTACAGGCATGGTAACTGGAGACAGGTGTTTGTGGATTGTGCTGGAATGTGTACCTATCAGGTAGATGGCTCACCCTGTTGTGAAACTGACTTCCTTGAGTTTCATGAGCCTTTCGGGGAGGGTCTGGGTAGAATGTCAGCCGGTAGGGTATTACGCTGCCCGGAACATCATAATGATGAACATGTTCTTTCAGGGATGGATGTAGATGATAACCCTAAACCCTCTAAGCTTTCAGAAGATGTAAATATCGAAATTATTTTATATGGGGGCTACAAAAAATGGCTGAAGAAATTCCATTTAGATAATAAGAGATGGGGAGTGATGCTTTACCCCCTAAATAAACAGATGCTACTATTCAGAGCGGAATAAAGGTTAAGATAAAATGATAGGATGGTTTGAGGATTCCCGAAATGAAATCCGGGCTAGGTTTGGGGAAGATGCTGTAATGTTCTCTGCTATACTTGCAGGAACCAGCCCAATATCCACCATGTATTCTAACCATACCTTAGCCATTAAGACTTATAGGCATATTAAATGGTTTGGGGAAATGCCTAGAAATATTATCTTAACCCATTATGAGAGTGTTAGAAAGCTTCTATATGGAGGGAAAGCTGGCAGGAAAGTCACATCCATCTATCAGAATCTTATAGGGAATGAGCAAGTCTGTACCGTAGATAGATGGATAATGCAGTATTTCGGAATGGATAGAATGGGTAGACTAACTGATACTAGATATACTGAAATTGAGGATATCCTTATAATGGAAGCCCGGAAATTAGGTATAACCCCGGCTGAACATCAAGCTAGAATCTGGTCTTCTACCAGAGAAGCCACTAGGGGATATGAGACTTATGGGGATGTGCTTAGACGCAGGGAAGTCACTAGGGAAAATGTGTTAGCCAGATTAATATAAAGGAGGGAATATGAAAAACAGTTTCAAGACACCACTAATCGTAGAAACAATGGGGAGTAAATTCAAGCTCTTCCACCAGTTTACCTATTACTGGAAAAGGCATAACTTTCTTATCAGAATACCAAAGGGGTTTGTTACCGATTTTGCTTCCATCCCCCGACTCTTCCGATTGATTATTTCTAAACTGGGACTCCATAATAAAGCAGCCGTCTTACACGATTTTGCTTATAAGCATCATAAACTGGATTTAAATGTAGCCACCTACTTTTTATTTGATAGAAAAGTTGCTGATATCCTATTCTATGATGCAATGCTTGAATTAGGTGTGAAAAAATGGAAAGCCAGTACCATGTACTATGCAGTCAGAGCCTTTGGATGGTTAGCATGGAAGAAATAAAGGAGGGAAAGATAATGGAAACATCCCAAGCAAGAATAGAGCAAATAACCCGGACAATAAGAAATGTCTACATAGGGACAACCATATCAAAAGGGGAATATACTGATATCTTAATAGCAGTAATGCGTAGCCTCTTGACCCTCACTATAAACGTAAAACCCGAGTAAATCCCTGTTCAAGTCATGTTTAGGCAAAATCCCAATTTTTCTACGGATACATCATTCTACCGCCCAAGCTTGAAAAAAATCAGGTGGTGGGGGGTATACCCCCGCCCCTGAAAGTATTATGTCAAGTAGCACTGATGTTCTATTTTATGGCGCAAAAAAGGGGGCAAGCTTTACGCCTGCCCCCATGTGTGCTGGTTTGCTATGCTTTGAAGTCGGTGCCGGTATAAGCATCAATCACGTAGCCATTTTTCAATAGCTCGCGCGTGCCGCTATCGTCCGTAAGCCAGCTAGGGTTGCCAGCTTTTTCCGCATCGCATGCCTTGCGTGCGCTTGTGTAGTTGCCCTTGAACTCAAGCAATTGCCCGTTGCGCTTGTTTACGCTTATGGCGCGCTTGCTTGCTTGCGGCGTGCCACTTGCTACCGCCTTACCGACCTGAAAACCCTTGTTCAATTCCACTACCCACTTGAACACCTTCATTAGCGGATAACGCTCTTCAATGGCGGTAATGGCGGGCGTGGTAATTGCGCCATTGCTATCGGTGATAGCGGGCGTTACAATCACCTCAACGGGGATAGCGGCGGCGGTAGTATCGTTGACTTCCACTTCACGCCATGCCATGTATACATTATGTATCGCCTCCGGGTGAGCCAGCTTGGCGGCAAGCTTCTCAATGTCTTTCGCGAATGATTCGGCAACCTTGGCTTGCGCCGCCACGTTTGCCCTTTCCGCTAGCACGCCATCAATCACCGCTTTGACTGATTCGTTGTCAGGGTATTTGTCGCGCAATTCTACTAAATCCGTGTCACTCATTGCCTTGATTAGCTCTTCCATAATAGTCTCCTTTGGGCCGCGATAGCTAGGTAATACCTAACTTCCCTTAAATTATATCATCCTGACGCCTACCATGCAAGCGTAAAATACTATTATCCTACATTTGTATCACTATTTCCCTGAAGCTAATTAGACGTGATTCTAGGCACGGAATACCGGAAGCACCAAATACCCGCTGAAAGTTATCATTCTACCTGATAGTAGACGAACAGCAAAGATGGCGCAAACATAGTTTCTCTTAATCGGGATTCATCAGTATATGCCCCGCATGTCATGTCAATACCTTACCAAGTATCCCGCTTCATCTATCCTGCACATTATGTTAAGTGCGCTGGATGTGGTGGTTACATTGGATACCCTATTGTAATCACCTATCAGGCATTATAGAATATACATAGGTCAAAGGTGTATCAGTCAATAAGGAGATGAAATGAGTAGAAGGAATCCCGCTAACTCCATTGCGTTGCCTGAAAAGATATGTGGCAACCTACGAGTACCCTGTGGTAAACGCCGGAAAGACAGGAAGTGTGTCAATCCCTCTTGCGTTTATGCCATTGTTACCGCTGACAAAAGGAACTTTGAACGCAAGTTCCTGTTAGCTTATTCCCAGATTAAAGGCTAGTAATATGGAAGACTCAGTAATCAATCTAACTCAAGAAGATGGTTCAGTGTTATGCCCCAAATGTCTGTCTTATATGCAGCAATATGGTTTAGTTTATAGATGCGAGGCAGAAGCCTGCCCCAATGAAACAGAGTATCCAATATTAAAGAGGTGAATGAGATGAGCCAAAACAACATACCCGAAGCTTGTAAATGGTGTCGCAATTGGAATGGAACCTGCATTATCAGTGTTGATTGCCTCAACAGGGTTCTAAAGGGATTATCCCCAACCAGATATCTAGATATGAGGAATACAGTCATAGAGTCTATAAGGGAGATAAGGAAAAATGAGAACATCCATATTAGTACGAGTTAAATGCCGTAAGTGTCGCCGGTTTGTCCATCCGAGATTTATCATTACTGAAACTGTAAAGCATCGGGGAAAGATGGAAACCCAATGCCTCTGTGATATGTGTATAAAAACAGGTTAAGAATAATCAAATAAGGAGTTATCAAAATGAATAAACCCGAATTTTATTGTGTTAACTGCAAATGCACAAGGCACACACCCTGCACTTGTACCAGAAGCGAGTTAAAGTTAAAAATGGAAAAGGCAGCCCTCGAGAATACACAAAAATTCATAGATGAACTGGAAGTAAAGGAGGAAAGCTAACATGGTTAAAGAAATAGCAATGAGTAAAGACAAGGAAACCAAGGGCGCTGTCAGGTATTCAGATGGTGACAACCATAACCTGTATCTTCGCAAAGAAGAAGCAGCGGAACTTGGTAATCCGGGACACATCCTTGTGTCAGTTTCGGCTCTTACTAACACCGAATAAACATCCCTATTGGATATCAGAAAGGGGGTGATTCTGGTGTAATACATTGACTTGATACCGGAACTGGAGTAGGATTAGTACTTCCCTCCTCTCCTTAACGGGTAAGCCTTGAGCAAGTAACCCGCCGGTATCAGAATGAGTGCATTACTTAAAGAATACAGGAGATGAAAGATGTATGTCCAGATAACAACAAGATGTAATATGAGCTGCGCCCATTGTATGTTTAACTGTACCGAAAAGGGTGAGGATATGACCCTGAAAACATTCAAGAATATCCAGCAATGTATGGGTGATGAATATATCTCAATTGGAGGGGGTGAACCCACTCTTCATCCCAAATTCTGGGAGATAATAGGCTTGGCTCTGGGTAATTATGAATATGTCTGGCTGGCTACTAATGGTAGTATGACTAATACAGCCTTGGCTCTCGCGGGTCTTAGTACCTGTGGTGATAGATTTGGTTGTGAGCTTAGTCAGGATTATTACCATGATGAAATTGATGAACGAGTTATCAACAGGTTCAAGAAACAAGGTGCTATAAGAAACGTGGTACAGTTTGGGGAAGATAGACTGGTTTATGCCGGTAGAGCTAAGAGTATTGTTAGTAAGCCTAAGAAATATCAATGTCCCTGTGAAGATATTATCATTAAACCAGATGGGAGTATTAAAGCTTGTGGCTGTGAAAATGCCCCAACTCTGGGGAATGTAAATAAAAAGAGTAGTATTTCAGTTGAATATTTTGATTCTGAGTGTTGGAGAGAAAAGAATAAGATTCACTGGGGTCAAGAAAGGAGAAAGCAATGAATTTTCTGAGAGGTTTATCCATTTTCTGGGTAGCATTTAATCTGATATGGCTACTGCATTTCTTTGTGGTATTAGCTTTTACAGGTTACTATCCCATAAAGGAACCACTTTGCTGGCTTAGGTGGTTTGAAGTGGGCTTGTGTCTTTTAAGCCTGCCAGCACTGTTTGTTATTTGTCTACCAAGGAGAGATTAAAATGAAAAAGCAGTGCATAATAACCATTGATTATCCCGTTGAGTTGCCAGACATAGATTCTAATGTGAAAAACAATCTGGAAGAAAATTTACCCGAATATCTATCCGAATGTTTTGAAGATACTGGTAAGAATGTTGATGAACACCAGATAGAGGTGGAAGTTTCCCCTGTTACAGAAAGCAATCTGGTGAATAAATAAAAAGGAGGTATGAATATGACAGTGACCAAGATTGTCTGTAATTGTGGCTGTGGCTTCAAAACTGAAATCATTGAGGAAGCGGTAAAACACAGTGACGAATCCAAGCATACAATTATAGTATCCGGCAAAATCCAGTCCGATAAACCTGTACCAGTACAATATATTCAAGAGGAGAAAGATTAAATTGACTGATGAAATATTAAAAGAACCCACTCGGAGAAGAATCCTTACCATATCAACCTATGGGAAACTTTTGCGAACTCCCAGTAAACCAGTACCCGAAATGACCGAAGAAATTCAGGACATAATCAACGAAATGGAAAGGGCTATACTGATTCAGCCAATGGCAGGTCTTTCTGCACCCCAATTAGGCTTTAGCTTAAAGATAGCCATAGTATCTCATCCCGGTCTGCACTGTGTAATGATTAACCCGGAGGTTATCAAGGAATCACGCCAGACACATAATATGCGAGAAGGTTGCATGAGCCTCCCCGGAAGAAATTTCTGGATGGTTAGACCTAAAACAGTTAAAGTTAGCTATCTGGATACCAACTGGAAACAATGTTCTATCAAAGGGAGGGACTTCCTAGCACAGATACTTCTCCACGAAATAGACCACCTGAATGGGTTACTCTGTGATAGGGGAGAGGAAATATAAATTTTAATTATAGGCTAATTCCATAAGCTATTGTATGGCATGAACAGATATTATATGATTAATAGGTAAAAGACTACCATCAGTCAAAATAAAAAGGAGGCACAAATGGAGTATCAAGATGAACAAGGTAGACCCTGTTCCAAGCGCACCTATGACCGAAAGGTGAGGGAAGGAGTTATCACTCCGCCGCCCACAGAAGAAGCTGTAATACCGGAGACAATTCTTGCTGAAGGGGAAGATGCCCCAAGACCTGAATTTGGTACTAATGCTCGTACCGGGGAAATGGTTCCCGTTGATACTGGCAGGGGCGGTGCTTTGATATCTGTCCCGGTTGGCTCACCTTTTGTCAGTACACTGGACAGGTTGGCTGATGAAGCCAATTATGGAGGCTACTTCAAGATTTACCTCAATGGTGATGAAGTGGTTGACCCTGAAGATTCACCGGAGTCCATTGAATCCGGGATGAGAATAGCCATTACCAGCTACGACAAAGTAGGTTAGGGTCTGAATGGGGTCAGTTGTAGTAACTTTCCCCGTTTATGATAAGGCGTGAGATAAGAGCCGTGCTTGCCAGCCACTCACATGATAGTGAATATAACTGTGTTCTAACTAAATGCAGTTCACTTGAAAATAGGCAGGAATAAATATTATGTTTAACCCTCTAACCATGCTCACCAGTAGGGTGTCATCTCCCCTGTTGGTGGGTATGGTTAGGGGATTAAAGAGAGGTAGAGATGTGGGGTAAATCCAAAACACCTGAAACGGATAAGGTACTTAAAACTTTATCTCATTTGAGGGAAGATACTGATACTATTCTCATAGAAGCCTTAGATGTTGCCTCTATAATCATACAATACCATATAGAAGAAACTGAACTTTGTATAAAAAAGAGGAGAGAAGCTATAACTAAATTGATAGAGATGGGAGTAAGAGATGAATCTAAAAGAGACTATTGATGCAATGGAAAACAGGGGTATCCTTGTTACCTTTGACTTAGGAGTACATGACCATTGCGACCTTAACTCAAATTGTCCAGTAGCTATTGAACTCCGTAAGATTGTTACGGACTCAGGTATCACTTTACCCGAACTTATAGCAGGGTTTGTTGAAACTACTACTGAACGTGAACCTTTTGTTTTAGGGAGGGAATATGATTTACCTGATGTTGATGGTCGTGTAGAAGTAAGTATAGCTGGTCATAGTGTAGAACTGGATTTAACCGAACAAATACAAGACCAGTTGAAACGTGTTTTTGGTAATAAACTGGTTAAGATGCGTTCTTATAAATTAGAAGTAGAGAAACTGGCTAGGGGTTTGAACTCAAGCTATATGGCAGCTATCGCAGCAGCCCGGAAAGTTACAAACCTTCCCCAGTTATCACTTGACCTGAACGAGATGATTAAGTATCACTGTATTATCACTAAAAACGCCGATAGATACCTTATGGCTATGCCCCTGAATTATGACCCGCAATGGATATTTACAGGGGGGAAAAGATACAAGATGGATAATTATGATTGTCTGGCTTGTGCAAGAAAACTCCATGTTGTCTTTCCTGTTACTGCCGATAATAAGATAATGACTATTTATCTGATTGATGATAAAGGAGCTAAGTTTCCACATTATCACGGAAGGAGTGGAGACTGTTGGGGTAATGTTAAAATGCCTGTAAAATGGGATGGGACAGTTAAAAGTCTCCATCTTTTTGCTTATAAGTTACAGGCTTCACTGGCTACTATTAATAAAGACAGTTTAATGAGCTCAAATCCAGTGGGTTTACCCACAATTGGTTCTTTGTTTGCAAAGAGTATATTACAGGGTAGGGAAGGTGTAATATCTTTAAGCAATGAGGTTATCACTGTTCAAGATGCCGCTGGTGATGATATGGAAATCCGTGTAAATGATGGTACGGCACCACCACCTCCACCAGCAAGAGAAATAGCCCCTTGGGGCAGGGCAAGGAATATAAGGAGATGAAACAATGGAAGCTGAATTATACACTAGACAACAGCAAATAGGTTTAACTACACCCACTTCAATTACAGTTGTAGGTTGTGGGGGAATTGGGGCTTGGGTAGCAATACTCGCCGCTATGTCGGGGATTCCCCATATTTATCTGTTTGATGATGATGTTATGGAGGAATCCAATAGGAACAGGCTTCCTTTCTGTCAGAGTTCACTGAATAGACCAAAGGTGGATGTAGTAGCCGAGCATATTCGGGCTATTAGACCAGATTGTATTGTTACCCCGATACAGGATAGGCTTGAAGGTATCTTGCTGAATATTCAATTATCGATATCTCAGGTTATCATTGAATGTACGGATTCACCAAAAGCACAGCATGAGATATACAGGGCTTGTAAAGAACATTTTGTTAGATTTATCAGGGCTGGTTATGATGGTACACACGTTACTGTTACAAGCAATGTATCCGGTTGGATTAAGACCGATGTTGTTGCGGAAGCTTACGCGATACAGCCTTCATGGGTAGTACCGGCTGTGACTGTGGCAGCTTTGGCGGTAGGTAAACTAATGAAGTATGAAGAACAGGAAATAGGATTGGATATTTCAGAAATAGGTATCCCTGTACTCCAAAAGAAAAGGAGTACAAGATTAACACCCAGATGTACGACTACACAGGGGAGGACATTTTAAATGATAGAGGAATTAGGTTTAGGGGTAATATCTCTCTACCATAATGCAAATCTCGTAGGCTGGATAGTGCTTATTTGGAGTATCCTTTATAGCATTAGTATCCTTACGAAAATACTTTTATGGCTTTGGAAATAATAGAATAAAAAGGAGAAAAATTAAAATGTGGGGAAAACCAGACGTAGTAGAAAAACAGGTAGTGTGTTCGGAGGTTGAGGATAAACCAGTTATCAACATCCAAATAATTCCAAAACAGAAGATAATACTCCTCATGGGAAAGTATCTTCATCAGGAATGGCTTGGGTATCTTACTGGAACTCAGCTTAAAGATGGGAATTTTTTGGTTGATGACCTGATTATCCCATCACATCTTTTTGCAGCCGGGGCTTCCGCGGAGGCAGACCCCCCTGTATTCAATAAGAAAACGGGGGAATACCGGACTGGTGTTCCTAAGAACTGTGTTGGAGTAATACACAGCCATCATTCAATGGGTGCCTTTCATTCTGGTACGGATAGGGGGCATGTTGACCGGAACTTCCCTTTCAGTATTACGGTAGCTAATAGCAATGGAACCCTGACTTTTGATGCTACAAGGGATGTTAAAACTCCTTGTGGTAAGTTTCTTACTGTAAAATGTCAGATAAAGTTTGTACCCCAGAAACCTACTTTTAATGAGAAGGCTTTTCTTACTGAGGCTGTAAAGAATATTGATAAAGATAAGACTGCCTTTAAGGATGGAAATTTCTATTCACAGAAGATAAACGCTAAAATTCTTAAAGGACTTGAGAACGGTGAGGATTCCGACCCCAGTTATGTTCCCCTTCGATATAGACTGGATGATATTTCACAAGTTAAGGGTAAGAGTAATGGGAGACAACCAATCCTAACTGGTAGAAATGGTAAACCCTTACCCAAATCAATTCAGGCAGATATTCTTGCTAATAGTACGGAGGAATAATAATATGCTTGTCTGGGATAATCCAAAGCTTTTATTAGAACTGGAAAAAAGGAGGGAAGAAAAACTAAAGAGGGAGAGAAGCTATATCTTTTCCTTCTATTGCTATAATCTCAAGAGCAAAGATAACTATGTTTACTGTTCTCTTGGAAGGGAGTTATCAATACCCAAATCAAGGGGGAGAAAGCGTACTCTAAAAGCTGTGTTAGCTGGTTTAACCTGTCCGACTTGTAAAGGGTGTCAATTTATGAGTCTTAATCCGGGTGAAGAGGAACAACTTGCCCTTAAATAAAACCTGCTTTATTTAAGAAAAAAATTTGACATGTTAGCTTCAAGCATGTTAATATTAGTATCCAAGTCAAAGAGGAGATTCTTTTGACAATAGCGCATGATGTCTCTGAATATATTAATTGGAATGTGCCTCACCCACCTTTTTACATCCAAGATTTACTCCCACAGGGAGGCAGTCTTTTACTGTATGGAGCGCCCGGTGTAAAGAAATCTTGGCTGGTTCAACACATGGCTTTCTGCATCTCATTAGGGATACCTTGGTTGGGTTTTGAAACGGTACAAGCTAGAACAACACTGGTAAACTTTGAGATTAGCGCAC